CGGCGGCTATCGGACCAGCCCCGCCGCTAAACCCCGTTGCGGTATAGGTGACCGGGCTAGGCGAGCCATTCGTCGAGGGCGCACCGCCAAGACCACCGCCACCGGCAAACAGTGTGCCAATGGTGCCACAACCGGCCCCATAACTGTTGGTGTTGGTCGTATTTTCCCAATATGTTCCGTTGGTCGTTCCCGACGACGTTGCGTTGGAGGTTTTGACCTGGAACGGTGTAGTCGATCCCAAGCTGCCGGCCGGGCTTGCGAGCCCTTGATAAGCGCCGCCTCCGCCGCCAGTAGTGGCCGGAGCATTTGCGCCGGTACTGCCAGCCAGCCCGTTGCCGCCGCAGCCGACCAATTCGACGGTATGGCCGGCATCGACCCAATCCCCTGGACGGGACCACGGCGAGGAGGCAGTGGTTATGAGGACGACGGTTGCCATGTGAGCAGACCTGCAATATGCAGCGAGCCGTCGCCTCCCGTACCGTCAGGGTTTTTCAGAGCATAGCGCAGCAGATAACGCTGGATCGCGATGTGAGCGAGAGCGTCAGGATCGTTGCGGGTTCGGCACCACCACTCGATGTAAAGTTCGACCCGACGGACGGTCCAAGGGACCATGTTCCAAGGCAGTCGGTCGTCTTTGTCCGTCTCCACCCAGCAATTGCGCGGCATCAGAAAGAGCCGCTCGGGCGTCATGATCGAGCCGTTTGCGTAAATGCTCCGGGCCGTGCCGACGACAACGCGCAGGCCACCGTGGCAATCAATTATGCCAGCGATACGCCTGCGCGCCACATCAATATGTCTCGTAAATGATATGAGCGTCGCCGAGGCCGCTTGAGCCGCCGGCCGTCGAAGAATTCCACAGCACGCTTTCGCCGCCGGGCGTTGTGTTGCCCACCATCGTCCATTGCTGCGTCGGCGAAGCGTTCCACCGGATGATCCCGCCAAACAGGTTGAGGCCCAGGTTGATGTGACCGTCTGTCACGGTGTTTGACGGAACCGGTCCGGTGGTCGCCGCAACCGTAGGCACCACAGGTGCAGCAAGCGCCGCGGTCGCGAAGTGCATTGGGCCATCCGTGTGAGGCGCGGCGAGCGTGGTTGGTGTGCCTTCGGTCGTTGTCACCCTGGTGAATTCGATCGCGGCTACCGTAGACGCGGTCGCCTTGCCCGAGAACAGGATTTCTAGGATGTCCGTAATCTGCGTGGCGGACGCCCCTTTCAGCGTCATGAACGTCAACGTCGCTGCTGCAACGCCGGCCGCGCTTGCACTGAACGTAAGGCCGGCAGAAGTGAAAATTCGCTTTGCCATCTCAGTCTCCTGTCGGTTTCAAGATCGGGCGGCCCATCGAACCGCTCATGGTGAACTTGCCGCTGTGAACGAGGTCGGCAATCTCTTTGACGCTCGTGTGGACGTAGCCGGTCTCTTGCCGGATCATGTTGCAGCCGTCGCAGATGTACTGGTCGCACTTGCTGCACCATCCGCGCTCGCGCGTCCGCAGCGGGTTCATGACAACGACGGTCTGGCAGTGCGAGCAGGAATAGCAGGCGGTTTCGAAGACGGCCCCTTCCTTCACCTGTGAAGGGTGATAGCCGAGGCGGAACGCGGCCCGCTCGGGCAGACCAGGCGATGCCCGGTGATCCACGAACAACTCGCCGTCGTGGCTTTTCTTCGAAAAGATCATAGCGACCCTGCTTGTCTGAGCGGCTCAACCAGCTTTTTGAACCGCTCCAGTTTGTCCGCCAGCTCCTTCTCGGCGCGGTCAACCCGGTCCTCGCGCGCCATCACTGCATTTTCCCGCGCCAGCAGTTGCTTTTCCCTGCTGCCATGCTCGTTGTTCTGTTGCCGCCGCTGCGTCTCGAAGGTCAATCGCTTGTTTTCGACCGCCGCGCCGTCCTCTTTGGCCTTGGCGATCTGATCGGCGAGTGCCGCCTTCTGCACGTTTATCTCGTTGATCGCCTGCGTCAGCCGCTCCTCCATGTCCTTGTGGAGCGCGTCGACCCTGGCGATGTCCGCGACCATGCCTTCCTTCAGGTCTTTGGCCGCTGCCGCCGCCGTAACCGCCTCGACCTTTTCCTTCTGAAGTTTCTCCAAAAACTGCTTCGCGTGATCCGCCTTCGAATTGTGGATGAGGTCAAGCAACGCCATCACGCCCCTAAGATCGCTGGGGGAGAGGTCGGGGAGGATGACGTTGCTGCCGAACATCATGCTTACGTACTCAGGATTGCCGCCACCTTGAAGCCTGCGTTCATCGGCACGGCAAAATATTCGGTCTGGTTCGCGGCCATGCGCGCGGTGCCCGAGGCGCCCGAAGCGACGGCCGTTGGATTGGTTCCGAACTTGATGGCGCAAATGCTATCGGTGTGGAGGCGCACATAGCGGGTCTGCGCATTGAAGGCATTGGATTGCACATTGCCGCCCGCGTTGGCAATGGCCTGCTCGGCAAGTGGTGGCTGCATTGCAAACTGCCCGACCTTGCCGGCAAGGCCGACGGGCAGATCAGCGAATTCGGCGATGAAGAGAAACGCCATTACGCCCCCCCGGTGCCGAGTTCCTTGAGGGCATTCACGTAGGCCTCAGTCATGACGCCGGTTGCAACCGCCGACGCCAAGCATGTCCGGAAATAGATGATCTCGGCCGCGCGGGCGGCGGCCGTCGTCGTCGCTGCCCGAACCGCATTCTGCCGCGTGGCCTCAGCGACCAGAACGGCCGCGTCGTGCGTCTTGTTGCCCGAACTGGATACTGAAGGAGGCATCAGCTTGCGATCGTCCCGATGTTGCCGCCGATGAGGCTCGTGTAACCCGTGTTGAAGGTGATGGCCGCGGTCGAGCTGGCGGAATTGACCGCCGTGATATAGGCGACGTCCGCGGCAACCAGTGCCGTCTTATAGGTGGCGAGGTTCGCGGGGTTGAAGCCATACGTCGTGAACGCCGCCGCCTTGGCCTGCTGCCGAACGGCCTCAGCGGCAATGACGGCTTGGATGAACGTGCTTTCGGCCGCGGTCGCCATGCCAGCTCCTAGAGGACGTACCACACCTCGAATTGCAGAATGCCGCCCGTGGTAATGGTCGTCGTCACCTTGACAAAGATGTCGAAGAAGCCGCCGGGGTCCGCCGCGAACTGCGTCGCGCCCAGATTGACCAGGACTTGCCAGAGCGGAAGGTTCTGCATCGCCAGTGTGAACGTGCCCGCCGTGGTGATGTCGACCTTGACCTGCGCCACCAGGGAAGACGCGGCGCCAAACAGCTTGTTGTCGACCGGACCCGTCACCTGGACAATGCCGCCGGCGAGCGACGGCGGGGTGCCATCCGTGTTCGAGTCCGAGAAAGCCACGTCGATGTCGGCTGCACCCGCGGCGGCCGCGGCGCTGGTCATGACCACCTTCTTGACCTTGGCATTCGTCGGAATGCGGACCACCCGGTAGGTCGACGTGGTGTCGTCGGCCGAGACGGTCGTCACCAGGTCCGACACCATGCGGACCGGGCCCTGCGCGCCCTCGCCCGTCGGGTTGGCAACGATCGGCGTCGCATCGAGGTTCGTGATGCTGGGCGACTTAAGTTGATGACCGGCCATGACGAGCCCTCTAGTTGTTCAAGAACAAGAACCCCGCAGTGGACGTCTGCTGGGCATTTTCCATGAAGCGTTCGAAAGCCTCGAGCGCGACGATCACATCCTTGATCGTCACCGACGAGTCCGTCACCCGCAGCTCGATCCTGTCGCCAGCGGTCGAAGACGTGCCCGTGGTGAAATCAGCGTATTGGAAACCCTGTTCACCGCGGTTGAGGCTGACGAAATGATCGGCCATAGCGACACTCCTTACGGCGTGACGTCCGCCGCCGCGGACGTGTCCGCGCAGAGCGCCTGCAGCAACCGGCCCGCCTCGAGCCGCGTCGCCCCCGAGGACATCGCGGTATAAAGCTGATACGGCAGCGAAGACAAGTCCTTGCGCTGGGAAACGTCGTTGTAGGTGTCGCGCCAGATGCCGAGATAGATGCCCGAGCGGACAAAGACGATGTTCTGCCGGACATTGGAGGTCGACGTGAGACGCTCCGAATAGATGATGTCGAAGCCCATGAAGCGGGTGACTTTGCCGTCCTGCAGCGTCGGCCGATCGGAAAACTCGGTCGAAACCACCTGCACCTGATTGAGCAGGTCGCTCTCGCCCTGGCTATTGGTGATCCAGGTCATCGTCTCCATGTCGACGTCGACCTGCAACTTGCGGAACGCGCGCTTGGCCTCGATCATCTTGGCGACTGTCAAGCCAGATGCCGCCGACGAGCCGAAGGTCGATGCAATCTGAAAGCCCGCGCCCGTCGTGGTCGAGCCGGTGTTGAACACCTCGCTCGTCAACCCGCCGGCATCCTGTCCGATCTGCGCGGTCGAAAAGGCCGCCTGGATAAGGCGATCGTCCCATTCGCGGGCCACCGCCGCCGCCGCCACCGAAGAATACTGCGCCGTCGGGTCCGACAAGAGCTTCAGCTTGTCGAAAGTATCGATCATCTGCGAGGCTTCCTTGTCGACCGGGAAGACCCATCGCCGCGAAAAATCCGCGTCCTGGCGCTCGAGCGGGGCATACTTGCCCGCGGGCGCCTTCATCTGGATCGCGCCGATGTACTGGATGGGCGAGGCTTGCTTGCCTTCGTGATAGCCCTCCATGCAGCGACCGCGCAGCTTTGACTGCATCTGCTGCAGCTTCAGGTGCAGCAATTGGCTGAACTGCGTCACAAATAGCTTGAAGAGGTTCTCGGACATGGCTCGGCCGCCCTGGTTGCGATTGAACAGCGACCGTGTCCGCACGATGCGGGGGTCCAGACAATCGGCGTGTCCCAGGACGGGGGCCGTAGATGCTGCACCGTTTGCCGACGTGTCCCTTTCGGGGGTCGAATGGAGCCGGGGGCGTGGCTAGGCGATCCCAGCTCCAAGTCGTCGTCACAGGGGAGGAAATCCACATGACTTGGCTAGTGAAGCCTGCAAGCTATCGCGCCGCCGACACAATGTTTCAACGCACTATTTTCTAAAGTGAGGTACTCAAATACCGGGACAGTCTGTGACGGGATTCATTTTTTTCTGACATGCCGAGCAAGCTTACCGATTTTTCTCCCACGGTCGGCCTCCTGATATTCCTTCGCCACCGACACGGGGGCAGGCTTCTTGCCGTGGGCCCGCAGCTTCGCCCGGCCGGCCGCGGTCTTCGACATTGCCATAAATCCCGATTGGGCTCGGCTGACGCTAGGCACGTTGCAGTCTCCGATCGAGGTCGTCGCGGTCGATCTTGTCCTTGGCCTCTTGGAACCGGCGCAAGATCGGCGGCAAAACCAGGTGCTTGGGATGCAATCCGCCCTTGAAGGGGTGGACGCAGACGGTGTCGCCTGAGATTACGCACCGGTCGGCCCGGCAGGCATTCGGACAATTGTGGCGGGTGAGCCCGGTCAGCTCGTGCGTCGGCGCGGGCCGCACGGCGGGCAGTGCCGCAAGCGCAGCTTCATGCCGCTCCGCTCGCCTTGCCTTCGCATCCTGGCGAATTTTTGCAAGCCTGAGCTCCCGCTCGAGCTTCTCCTCGGGGGTCAATGGGGGTCGCCCCGGCCCTGTCGAAGTCCCTGGTTCGTCGTTCATCCGATCCTCCCAAGCCTCGCATACTCGTCGGCCGCAACAACTCCGGTCACTTGCTCGGTCAACCGCCTCCACTCGTCAACCTCGGTCTTCGAACCCGCGTTGAACCGGCGCTGCCAATCAGGGTCGGAGAATAGCGCGTTGATCCGGTCCTGTGCCTGGCCGGCGGTCGCCGGCGCGCGGGTAACGCCGCCCTGCACAAACTTGTCTTCCATTTTGCCGGCTCCGAAGCGATAGAACATCTCCCACACGCCCTTGTAGCCGATGATGTCGCCGAGCGCCTTGAGCTGCTCCTCGTTCATCCCCGCGGCCATCGCCCCCTGCATTGCCTGCAGCCGGTTATGGTCGAAATTCGCGCCCCATTCGCGCTGCAGCGCCGCCTTCTCCTCGGCGGTCTTTGCCATCCGCGTCTCGTTCTCGAGGCGGTTGTGATCCTCGAGATACTTGACGAACGCCTTCGTCATCTCCGTCACCGTCTCCTTCGGCGCATGGATGCGCGAAGAGACGGAACGCATGGCGTCGATGAAGGCCGGCTCGAGGTCGTCCCCTTCAAACTTGACGCCGGTGAAATCGTAGCCCTCGGGCTTCTCGGGAGCGCCAAGCTTCTGCCAGAACGCGCTGCGCTCCGCGGCGTCCGCCGTCGGCTTGGGCATGCGGAGCAACTCCGCGGCCGGCGCCCCGATGAACCGCTGCGCCTCCTGCAACGCCTTCGACACCTCGACCGCCACCTTGCCCGGATCGGCCAAATCATAGCCTTTGTTGCCCCACATCCCCACGATTGCAGGGTCCACACCGGCGTGCCAGGCCGCGGGCGGGGCGGCGGGAGGAGCGGCGGGCGGGGCGGCGGCAGCTTCAGGCATTTTTCACGTTCCTCCAACCTTTGCCGAGTTGGTAAATCTCCTCGGGCGACAGATTGATCCATTCCATGATGTACAAAAACACCTCACGCCGCCCCTCGAGAGCAGCCGTGCGGTCGCGGTCGCCGGGAACAAGGCATGTCTCGCGCGCCCGGCAGAACACCGACAGAGCCTCCAAAACACGCTCGCCGGCGGGGGTCCGGAATATGACCTGAAAGTCTCGCTTCGTTTCCTCATTGGCGAGGATCGCGTCCGCGCTCACTCACTGCACTCCTAGCACCGGGGTCTGCTGCGCCGTCGGCAGCCCGGACTTGGCCGCCACGGCCTGCGCCTTCATCATCGCCGCCTGCGCGGGCGCCGCCTGTATCTGCTGCTGCTTCGCCATCTGCGCCGCCCGGGCCTGCCGCTTCGCCGCAATCTCGTCGTCTGTCGCCATCCACGATATGGGCGTGCCCTGTATCTCCGCAATCTCCGCAATCGCGACGTCGAAGTTGAACGGGTCCAGCAGGCTCATGTCCTGCGTGATGTTGACCAGCTCGCGCACCGTCTCCACCGTCCGCACGAAGCCCGCCGCTTCCTGGGCGCGCGCCGCCCGCGCCAGCGGCGACGTGTAAGTGATCTCGTATTCCCCACCCGCCTCGATCATCACCCGCGGCGGCGGCGGAACAAGTCCCATCCGAATCGCCAGCGACACCTCGCGCGTCACCATCGGGCCGAGATATTCGTTCTGTTGCCGGCCGATCGTCGGCGCCAGCAAAATCCCCTTTTCGTTCGTCCGCTCAATCACTTCCGTCGCCGTCATCTGCGGCGTCTCGGTCAAAATCTGGAACAGCGTCACCAGGAACACGTCCTGGATGATGCTGCGCTCCTCCGCCATCATCTCCTTTGAAATCTGGATGTCGCCCACGGGCAGCGTGTGCACCAGCGTCTTGCCGTCCGCCGTCACCCCGCCCTTGTTCATCGCGCCGGGCCGCAGCTCCATCCCCACGATGCCATCATCCGCGGTCAGCAGCACCGGGTTCGATGCCCGGTGCCCCGCGGTCAGGAATGTCGCCTTCTCGGCGTTGAGCGTCTTCAGGCTCGGCAGCACGATCTGCGCCGGGCCCCGGCCGTAGACCTCGAGGGGATGCTGGTCGTACCGCGACACCGCATAGGGAAACGTCGTGAAGCCGCCCTCGGGCGCCATCAGGCATTGCCCCTCGATCGACACGTAATACGAGGAGAACGGCTGCCCCTTCACGTCCATGCGGCGGGGGTCATAGTCGTCCCGCGGCTTGACGCAATGCAGGAAGTTGTACGGCCACTGCGAGTTTTGCTGCAGCGGCGCCAGCAGGTTCGCCGGCAGCGCATGAAGCCCCCACTTCTGGGCCGCCTGATACGCCGTCATCCGAAACCACCGGATCACACGGTCCACAATCCCCTGATGATTTTCACCATAGAATGTCTCCCCCAACGGAATGGCTCTATACCGCAATCCCATGTAGCCGCCATAATGCCGACCATCAAACGCATCAATAAACATCGTCGCATTGCCAAACGCGCCCAAACTCTGAAAATTGGAATTGTTCTGCGCACTGAAATTGGCCAGCGGATGATACCGAAGTTTGAATAATATCCGTATAACCTCCTCAAACCACTCCTTCACGCCGCGCTGCTTATTCACATACGGATTGCTCGCCTCGAGCCCGTGCCACTTGGAATTCCGCGGCGTCAGCAAACTATCGCAAATCGCTGCAAACCGGTGGTTTGCGAGCATCCCATTGGCGTCAATCTGCTGCTGCGTTTTCTTCTGTCCAGGGAAATTCCAGTTGCCATAAAAGAAAGTGTTTCGATGCGTCGGATGTATAAGCTCCGCAGCCTCCTCCCACTGCGCCGCAAAAGTATTCCGCCAGGTATAAAACTGGCTAAACTCCTGCAATATATATCCAACGAGTTTAGCCTCTTCCTGGCTGATAATACGAGGCGCAGGCATTGCCCCGCCGTCAAACCGCGCTGTCAATTCGTAAGCCATCAATGCACCCTTAACCGCTTCGCGTCAGGGTCCATCGGGTCCATCGTCGGGTCTATGCGCATATCCGACGGACACCACCGCTTGAGGCAAGCGAACATCTCGAGCCGGTCGCGATCGGAAAACCGAAGATGGTCCGCCAGCCGCCGGAACATGTCGCGCATCGACAATTCGTCCTTGAAAATCACCACGTCGCGCGACTTCACAGGATCGCCGCCATACACCACATCCGCAACCACATGCCCATAGCGGTCGACCTTGGCCCGCGAGCAGATGAACGTCCCGGTGATTGCACCCTCAAATTCATCGTCTACACAATACATCAACGTCGCCAGCACCTCGGCGTCATACACCTCCGCAATCACGCTCTGAAGCACCAACCCCATCGGCCGGCCCAACGTCGCCGCCAATGCCCGCCCCTGCCACGTCTCCCGCAGATCGGCCGCATGGCGCCTCGGGCTCACAAGGGGAAGGTCACCGCCCAAAGAACCCCCCCAGGATGTCCATCGGGCCGCCGCCGCCAGCTAAGTCCTTAAATCTACTCCTAAAATCCGACACCCTCTGGTCAAGCAGCTCACCCCCAGGAACCCGGCGCAACGCCTTCTTCCTCATCTCCTCTATCTCATCCTCGGTCTGCTGCCCAAGCAGATCGCCCAGCCCAATGTCATTGATGTTCAAAGCTTTGTTCTTCAGGCTCATCGGCGGCATGGCGGAACCCTCCACATCCGCCATACCCCCGCCAGACCTGCGGGAACAACGCACTATTCTTGCGCGCCTACCGCTCAACCTTCGCCAAAGTCTGCGCCACCAGCGCCTTGAAGGCGTCAGATACCGTCCCGTCCAGCACCCCGCTGCGAGCCTTGACGCTCCCGCCTTTCAGAGCCCCGCTGCCAATGAACTGCACCACAATGTTCAGCCAATCCCCGCCCCCAACCAGCGACGTCTGCATGAAAAAGTAGGGCTTGCTGCTAAAGTTCGCGCCGCGGTCGTTCGTCGTCACCGTGATGTAGTCGACCTGCTCCTGCGTCAATGGAACCACCCCCGCCGTCAACCCCGGCGGCCGCTTGCTTTCTCTCTCATTCATGACCAGTCTCCTTTTCAGCATCCGCCCGCAACAACGCCACCAACTTGTCCATCTCCGCCAATACCCGCCGCGCGTCCGCCAACTCGCCCCTCAACTCGGCAATAAGCTCCTGATGCCCCGCAAGAACCCGCACCAGCCGATCAATCTCCTCCTGCGCCTCGTCCACCAATCCCTCCAATCGCTCAATCTCAGCCCCCGCTACCGAAAGTCTAACCCCAACCCCAACCGCCAAATCACAAGGATGCCACTCACGCACCCAAGACCTCCCCGCCCGCTATCAGCCAGGCATCAGCCAGGCATCGCCAGGCTCATCTTCGTAGGAGGCATCATCACTAAAGCTGATGGCGCAATGCGAACAATGCCAGCCACCGACGATACCCACGTCGGGCTCATCTTCCAGATGTTCCATCTCCAAATCGCAATAAGGACAAAGCCTTGGTGCCATCGTGGCGTTTCCTCTCCAACAATTGGGCGCGCTTCCAGGATATCCAGAACTCGTAATTTTTCACCGCATCATCGTGAACCCAATCAGTATCCGATTCTCTCATTTCAGTATCTCCCGCTCAACCGAAATACACCGCCAGCCAAACCGCCGCAGCAATACCTTCAAAATCGCCCGCAACCCATGAATGTCATCCCCACACACAGACCGCAGCCGCAACACATAAATCGTCGGAGCCGTCACAGCGCACCCCCGCTCCACAAATCCCAATCCACACCCCCCACCGCTCCCCCAGCCATCACCGGCCCAACCGCCCGCTCGGCAGCCTCCCCCAAACCAACATTCTTGCAAAAACGCTTCATCATCAAAAATATCCGCACCGCACTCAAAATATCATCCCTCACCTTCACAATCTGACCATCCTTCCGGTGGTAATACCGCCGCTCCTCAAGCAATTCAGACAAATGCGCCGCAAACTTCAGCCGACCAGTCCGCTCCCGCTCGTCCCACTCCTTAATCCCAGCCTCCGTCGATACACTCCCATCAGGCCAGTTCGCACTCCGCGCATACATCAACAACCCATGCCGCCGATACCCATCCGCCAGCGTCATCCCCGAATTCGGATCACGCTCCGCACCATCCCGCGGCCAAAATACCGGCACTCCCGCCCCCACGCGCTTCATGTGCGCAGCATGCACCAAACTCAGCGCATCCTTGATCCGATACACATGATGCACATGCACAACATCATTGTCCTTGTCCCAAAAACACAGCGCCGCCGCAAAAGGATGCCCAATCCCAAAATCAACCCCCCAACCCTTCCCCCAATACTCCGGAACATACATCAGCGGCGGCTCCACTACCGCATCCTCAGGCGTCAAAAAAATCGCCCCACTCCCAAGCTGCGGTATCCCACGAGCCCGCGCATCCCGCTCATGCAGCTGATACCCCAAAAAACGCGCCTGCCGCTCCGCCGCCGTGAAATGACCCCCAGCCTCCGGAAGCGGCACCTCATCCAACGTCATCGATACAACCGCCTTGTCCAACGACCCATCCATAAACGAATTCACAAAATCCGTCGGACCAAATAACGGCGTAAACGTCGTCCAAATCAACCCATCCCCGCGCAGCCTCGCCTTGAACTCCGAGTAAATCTCAAACTTCTCCGCCTCCTCATCCCCCCACCCCCAATCAATCGTGTCCCCCTGAAACATCTTCCGACCCTGCTCATACGTCTTAAACACAATCCGCGATACCCCATCCCTCTCCCCTCCCAGCCAATGCTGAACCTGCAACTCGTCAATCGCATCCGTCACACCCCGCGTCAACGACTTGTCAATAATGTCCTCCTTCGGAATCAACCCCGTCCCAAACTCCGCCTGAACCCCAGGCGGACCACACAACTTCCGCTGCGCAACACGCTTCACATCCGGACTCGATACCCCCGCTACCCACCCAACCGTCGGCCGGTCAAACCTCCGCCCAGGCCACCACTCAGGATACCGACCCGTCGCATGCATCGCAGCCTCAAACGCTCCCGCATCACTCTTCCCTACCTGGTTCGCAGCCATGAATAGCCGCTCACGATGATCCAACCCAGCCAAAAAAAACGCCCGCTGCTTCGCATACGGACGCCAAGACAAATACCGGCTGAACGACCGAACATAGTCAATCCCCTCAAATAATTCCAAAAGCTCCCGGTCCTCATCACTCACTTCCGCAACCCCTCCCAATCGCGCTTCCCTGTCCCCTTGCACACCGTGCACCCAGCTCCATCACACTCCTCACACTTCATCCCCTCCCCCCGCACCCCCCTCAATAACCGCCCCTCCAACATCCGCTTCCGAACCCGCCACCCCCGCCGCGACGCCGCAACCCGAACCCGCAATCGATCCCGATACATGCCCACCCCTCCCCTTCCCCTCCAACAACTTCTCAACATCCAACCCATGCTTCGCAGCCAAAAACCGAATCCTCTCCATCAACTCAGCCCCCGTCCGATCTACATGCGTTACCTCAACCTTCTGCAACGTCCCCAACCCAACACGATTCAATAAACCCTCCGCCGCACGAAGCCGCAACCCAAGCGGAGCACCCTCATCCCCAATCAAACGCTCCAAAAACGCCGCCGCAACCAACGCCCTCGCCTTCAACCGATACCCCGCACACTCATGCAACGCATCAATAATCCGTCCCCGCCTTACTAACTCATTCCCCCTCATCCGAGCCCACCGACCCAAATACCCAGCACGCCGAGCCGCCGCCGCTACATCCCAACTCGACCCAGTAACCATCTCCCACACAAACCGCTGCTGACGCTCATCCAACCGCGCCATGCACGGCCCAATCGGTATCTCCTCAGGCTCCGGCACAATCCTCAATCGCCGTACAACCTTCGATCCGCGAATCTCACCCATGGCTAACCCCAGGTTGAAAACACCCCATTATACCCCGCGCGACAGAAAGGGTAGGTAAAATTCGCGCGGCCCGGCCCGATCGGGGGGCACCCGGCACCCCGCCCCGGTCTATTTGGGGCCCGACCTCGAGCCGCCGACCTCACATTGCGCCCCGACTAGCGGATTGCATATCTGGCAGTCGTGTCCTAAGCCCTTGAAAAGTAAGGGGCTGCCAAGGCCATGTTGCGCCCATGTCGCGGGACACACTTGTCAACCCGAAGAGGGCGCTTTCTTTCTGTGGCGGCTCAACGGTCCCCAACATTTCCGACTGCCGTCGGCCGGTCACCGACCTACGGTCGGTGCTGCGGCGTGGCGTAGAGCGGGCGATTTTATCAATGAGATTTGGTTGAAGCAGCGAAGAGATAGTGTATTCGGTGTTTTTCTGACTTGCTTACTTCTTGCTGGCGGAACACGGAGCCTGCTCCGCTGCGCGCGCGAAGCGCTGCGCTATACCATATTTTTGCGTCCTGGCTATGGCGTCGGCGGCGGTGGGCGCCACATTACCAAAGTTTAATGTTATGTTCACGGTGTGTACCGCTTGACTGACACGGTGACATGACATAGTGTCACGTCATGGTGGTTGGGATGGCTGACCGCCGAGTGTGAGGAAAGATGGCAATGACGAAGCAGCATGAGACTTTCAGCGAAATCGCCGCCGAATATGCGCCTTACAACACGATGGCCGCCTTCGAGCTGGGCGCCGACGCCTATAGGAACGGGCGCGCCGCCGACTGCCCCTTCAGCGCCGATAGCGTTGCGGCGCAGGCTTGGGATCGCGGCGCTTGCGCGGCGATGCGCTTCACCCGCCAGTGATTGCAGCGATTGCGCCGGTCGGGACCTGGCCGGCGCAATTTCGGCAATCATGCCGGCAACGTGTGAGGAACGATCATGGCAACGGGGTTTACAAAGGCGAAGCTGGAACGGCTGCTGGAGACAGCGGCGGGCCGGGCTTTCACGGACGATGAGATTGAGTGCATCCGGGCAGAGTTGGAGCGGATTTTGAGGCCGCTGCGCGGGTTGGATTGCCGCGGCGTTGACGAAACGTCGCACTACCGCTCCGAGTGATTGCAGCCCATGCCCGTGGTTTGCCGCGGGCATGAACGGCAATCATGCCGGTGTGAGGACAATGACAATGAGATACCGCTCGAATACCAAGCCACGCGACATGATCGCAAAGTTCGCTGGCAAGTGTGCATGCTGTGGAGCGGCGATTGCCGCTGGCGAATGGATCACATATTACCCGGCTCGACGCTGGATCGGACACGTCGGCGGCCTTGAGGGCAATTCGGAACGGTGCACTGCCGAGCTGCGCAAGCAGCTTGATCCCGGTTTCGTCGACGGGAGGGAACGATCATGAAAGAGGCCATCCAAATCATAGCCGATCACCAACTTATCGAGCAAATTGCTATGCGGGCAGCGAGCTTATACGAGCGCATCACCGGCACCAAGCCGGAGCCCGCATATATCGCTTCGGAGCTGCACATGGTGCACCGGGAAATTGTACCGCTGGACCTGCAGCGCTTGCTGGATGCCGACGATGGAAACTTCGCGCACGATATCGGCGGCATTCATCGCCACTTAGAAATTGGCAATCCATGCAAACTGTCATCGGGCTTCATGCCGCGCTTTGCGGTTTGCGGGAGGGAACGATCATGATGACGCGAAAAGACGCCATCCAAATCATAGGACGCAGCAATGTCCTATATGCGCATAATCTCGCCATCGCGCTAACGTTTCAGAGCTGGGACAATACCGAAGCAGACTGGCGACGCTTGCATGCCGCCTGTGTTGTGCTGGGGAGACGCGCTCCACAACGGGCCATGCGCGTCTTAATGGGGCACTACGGAAAAGGGAAAGTGTGATTGCAGCGCTAGGCCATGGTTCGCCGTGGCCTAATTCGGCAATCATGCCGCGGCGATTCCGCCGAAAAGTGAGGAGAAGGGAAAATGAAACTGCTATTCGGACACGTATCACCCGAGACGGCTTATGTCGTCGAGGATTATCCCTATGGCTTCCGCCTGCGGTGCAAAATTCGATACTGGCTGGAATATGCGCCGCGCAAGGGTTTCCGGCTTTGGTCGCAGACCAGCAACCCAAAACGCGGCAATGTCTGGAACGTGGCGAAGGCCTCTACCTACTGCAAGCTTGGCGGCGCAATGTTCCTGGATGACGCGGAGCATGTGCATTGGGCTGGGTTGACGGAATACTGCAACGGCGCGGAAGCCAAGGCGTGGCTTGACAAGTACGGCACCGCCGTTCCGTCGGAAGCTGGTCGCGACATGCTCCAGCGCTGGGTTGCTGCAAAGCTTGCGTATGACGCGGCGCGCGATAGTCACCTGGACCCGCTCGCCAAGGGTTTGCCGGAAGCGCGCGCGGCATTTTTGCGTGGGGGCAGCCAATGAACGCGAACCTGCGCTTTCGCCTTGCATGGGCTTTCATGCATATCGTGACGGGTGCGGTTATCAGCGCGCTTGCTCACTTTGCCGCTCAACACTAGGGGGTAAACCATGTTCCAAATAAAATTCGAAACGGATAACGCGGCGTTTGACGACGACCAGACGGGTTCGCTCGTCGAGGAATGCGCTCGCGTTCTCGCTGATATCGTGAACAAAATGCGCGCGGGCCAGCTGGGGGGCAAGTGCCGCGATAGCAATGGCAACACTATTGGCGAGTGGTTGCTGCGATGAAGCGCGATCAATTGACGCTTAATGGATGCGGCGCCCAGCAGGGCGCCGCGTTGCAGCGCAAGGCCGACGCGCCGTTGCGCCCCGCGAAAGAGCAAAAGCCTGTCGGTGACCTTGACCTATTTTCCGACCGGCACACGCAGAGTGATCTCATCGACCTAATTGGCACACGCTTGAAAGTGAGGTGATGCTTTTTGAGTACATACAAAGCAGAGCTGATAGGCGGCCCCCAAGTTAACTTGGGGGCCAAATGCAACAAGGAGAAAAACCATGTCTGATAATTCGAACGACTATATCCCGCGTCGCGCTCGCAATGCGGATCACATTCCGGTGCAAATTCCGATGGCGCGTGAGTTGGCCGCGTCATTGCCGCCAGTTCATGAAGGCGCCTTGCGCGCTTTGGAACAAAGCTTATCGCAGCCGGACCCGGATCAAAGCATGCGTGCCGTGGCGCAAGGCGTGGCCGACTTGCGTTTCCGCGACCTAGTTGCCATGTGCGCCGGCACGATCGCCAAGGACGACAAACTGAAGGACATTGACGTGTTTGCGCTCGCCAGTGGCCTGTCGGCATGGGCGATTGAAGGCCTGTCGAAGCATGGTGCGCCATGAGTGATTTTCAAACACGCATGGCGGAAGCCAAGGCGGCCCGGGCGCGTTCGCGCGCCCGTGGTGGCGGGAGCGGCGGCAAATTGCGGACCGCCGCCGAGCTGTGCCGCGGCCGCACGGAAGCGGAATGGATTGCGGAAAATCTTGAGGCTTTGAAAGGCACCCGGGCCGCGACGCGGCGATGGCTTGCGTTCAAGTGCCGGACGCTGGTGAGGACAACGCCCGGCACTGTGACAACGGAGCCCGAAGCCGATGCACCGCCATCCATTGGTTACCTTGCACCAAAGCGTGGTCGCAAGCAACCTATGAGGCACCGCATCATGACAGGCGAGGAATATGAGGAATTGCTAGCCGAGCTGGGCGAAACATCCTATAGCGCCGCGCCTAAGCTTGGGATCACCTATCGCACGAGCCGGCGCTATGCCTTGGGACAATGGGAAATACCGCTGGCCATCCAAAAGTTGATCCGGCTGTCGGTAGAAATCAACTGCCCGCTAGACTAGCTGGATGCTTGCTCCGGCTCGCCCTGTGGCCGCCCATGCGGCCATAGGGTTTGCTCCAAGCCAGGCGAGGCGACGTTGCCCGCGCTCATAGGCGAGGCTGCCCCGGGCGTGGCGAGGCTTCCCAATGAGGGGGCGTACCACGAAAGTGGCACCCTGATGCCGCGATCGACCCATTTCCAATTTGCGGGATCGGCCTTTGCGGCTAGATCACACATTTCGCCAAAGCGCGGTGCATCACGTGGAACAATTAGGTTCGCGCGCTGGCCGGCCGGCTTTGGCCCAGCGGGCCCGGCAAGCAAGCCGCGCGCCGCGGAAAGTGGGGCCATTTCCGCATACTTGGCATAGCGGGTCCGCCGCTCAAGTTCCGCCTCGCAGAATCGCTTGACCTCGCCAGCATTTGGCGGAAATTTCAGCCAGCGCTCATCGGCCGGCATGCCGCGCCGCGGGTCCGTGGCGAGGCTCATCAGCTCTTCGTCATATCCTTCCAAAACCAAAGCGATTGCAGTGACATAGACCTCGGGGTCCGCAGCATCATTTCGGCGATAGCAGCCGAAAAGCAGTTTGGCGCGGTGGATGGCTAGTTGCCGGCGGCTTTTTGGTGAGGTTGTCGTCATAGTTGTCCAACTCCGCCATGAGGTTGTCGCACACTTCGCTCAATGTCGGTTTCCCTTTACCGTTCCGTTGCCGTCCGCGCAATTGGCCTTCGATCCAACCTGTGGCGTCCGCAATATTATTGCGCGCCGCGTCTTCGATCAGCCCGATGACCTGCACGGCTTCGTCATTGACCAGCGCCAGCCATCGCCCGATCAGCGCGCGCGCGCTATCCGGGGTCTTGCCGGTCATCCGCACGATCGCGGGGATACCGTGGTCGAACAAGTCCTTCCGTATGTCGCGGACCGGAAAATGGCCAAATAGGTCACGCTCTTTTTCGTGACCCGATTGTTGATTTTGCTCGACAATCTGCCCGTTTGTGAGCTGCGGAATTTCAGGAAGTGACTGGGAAATGGGGGCTGACTGCACGGTGTCACGCTGGAGAGCGTGACGCGAACGTTGATTTCGTTTGCGAATTCTCGCTTGTTCGCGCTTCAACAAGAGCCGTTCATTTTCCTCCGCCAGCAGCAATTTCACGATCGTCTCGTTGTCCAAGTGCGCCTTCAGCGTCTTGATGGATATGCGTGCCATCGCTCAATCCTCCCGCCCATACGGCGACCGGTACGCTTTCCGGGCATGAAAACCGCAATAGGGCAGGCCATCCACGACGCGCCGGGCGCAGAATCGGTAATTCGACATGCCATAGGGCCACCGGCATTCGTTCGCCCGCATGGCGACCAGGCACTTGCTCCACCGCGGCGCGGCCTCCTCCTGGGGCAACGCTGCCGCCATCGGCGGAGGCGGAGGGGCGGGCCGCTTGGGCGGCTTGGGCGGCTTTGTGGCCCGCTTGGCGGGCGCCAGCTTCCAGCCACCGCGAGGCTGCGCGGCGGCGAGGCGGTGCGCGCGGCCAATAACGGAGTTTTTGGTGCGGCCGAGCGAATGTGCAATTTCCCGATATGGTTTTCTGGCATTGATCGCTTCGATCAGGGCAGCATCATCGGCATCGGTAAATTTGGGCATGGATTGAGCCTCACGATTGAGACGCGGAGCTGCGGAGTGTCGTCGTAATATTTGAGGAGGATGGCGAGGCAGACGCGGGCGTCATCGGTCCATGCGACAGTTTGAAGACTGTCCTCGACCAACTTCAACGCACAATTATCCAGGTCAGGGCGGCTTACCTTCCACCGGTTTTTTGCTCGTTTCCTGGTCGACCAGCTCGCAGGCCATTGATAGACCGCATGAACCTCGAGGCCGACGCTGTCATCAATCGGCGGGCCGCGCATGGCGGCGGCGCAAATGGTCCGCAGCGCGGCCATGTAATTGCGCTGTTTGGCGGGGGTGAAGCGCGCGGTGGTCTTGCCGCCGCCCGCTCGAGCCCACGGGACCGCTTCGCCAGGCACTACGAACGTGATTTTTTGCTGGCTTTCCAGCGTTGGTGCGCGGCTTTCGAGGCAATCCGCTTCAAATAGGCTGGGCGAAGCAGCGTCGCGCGACGGAGCGCCATATTTTGCGCCCATTCTGTGTTGCCCTTCCACTGGCTATGTGACGGATTTTGCTTGTGTTCCCGCGCAAGCATCGTCGCGCAAGCATCCCGTGGCTTTATCTCCCCGACACGGGGTCCGCTCTTCCCGCGCCGCTGCAGTCTCCCTTTGATCCGCTCGAGCTCCCGGGCGTCCTCGACCATCAGAAGTTTGACCGCCAGGCCTTGGAGCAAGATACCAACGGTGAAGGGTCTCATGCGGCTCAAGGGCAAGCGGCCGCTGCGGTGCCGCAGAATTTTGCTTACATATCCGTGTGTTAGTCCCGTCACGCCTTCGACGGTCGCGGTTGCTACGTCCAGCTCTTTGAGGCGGGCTCGGAGGCCGTCAAGCAACGAACCGTAATCCGTCACCTCCCAGATGATGCGGCGGTCATCCGGCATCGTCCGCGCCTTCGCTTTTTGTTGGTTTTGGCATCCTGTGGCTTTCCCATGCCATAGAAGACGGAGGCTGCAGCGACGCGCTTCTTACCACGAAGGGCTTGTTCTATCACCAAATATCGGGCCGCCGGGATCGCACCGCGGGCCCGCCAATTGTAGATGGCTTCAGGCGTGATGCCGATGATGCGGCCGACGGCCACGGCACCGCCGAGCAGTTTCACGACGCTATCAACGCTTGTGATCTCTCGCATGGTTCACCCTTCGTTTACCTTGTCAATAACAGCGCTATTGCGTCCACTCACACGATGTGAGTAAATGAGGATAAGGAGGATACAATGGGCCCGCTGGAGAAGCAATTTCAACACTGGCTTGCCTATATCGAAGCGGACGGCTCACCACTGTGTGACCACGAAGCAACTCTCATGGCTCGCGCCATCTTTTTTGCGGGGGCGACATCTGTGTTGTCCGTTTTAGTAAACCGCGACGATACCTTAACTGCCTTGCGTGAAATGGCCAAGGAAATCAACACATGCTGTTTTGAAAAGGAAACATCAAGTGTCCAGTAATGTAACCACTGCGTACCGTTATATGGTGCAAGCACTCGCAAGCATATCGCCGCCCGTCATCCCGAGCTGGCAGTTAGCCGACGCGGATGACATTGAACAGATGGGTCGTCATCTTGCGCAAGTGTTGCAAGTCTTGCGTGCTTATCTTCATGCCGCTCTCGGCGATCTTGCCTCTCAATGTTCGCCGCGGCCGGATTTCCAATCGGAGTACACGCAATTTTCCAACTGCATCTATGATATTGGTGGCGCGCTGGCGGAGGCGGCGCAGCGAGCGGCACGACGGTCGGAGGAGGATTCAGATGAGTAAGAAGAAAGTGTTTGACCAGATTGCCGTTGGCCTTGTCTACGACATGCAAGAGGCAGTGTACTACAGCGATCCGTGCCCCACGATGGCGCTATCGCAATCGCTGGTCAAGGTGCTGCTCGAGACATCGCCGCGCCATGCGGCCTTGGCGCATCCCTGGCAGGCGACGGCCGAGGAGGAACCACCACCATATGACAAGGCAATGGCGATCGGCAGCGCGACACACAAATTGTTGCTCGGCAGGGGCAAGAACGTGACTGTCATTTATCACGATAGCTTCCGCAAAAAGGACGCCCAGGAACTTCGAACAGAAGCAATTAAGCAGGGCAATATTGCAATTCTCGAAAAACACATGATGATTGCGGAAGAGATACACACGAAAATTGGGTCAGAGCTGGTGTGCTCCGGTTTTGTTCCCTGGCTCGGCAAAACCGAGGTCGCGTTGTTCTGGCGAGAGGGCGATATTTGGCTGCGCAGCCTGATTGATCTAATCGAGAACGGCAAACCTCATTATTGGGATATCAAGACGACAGCGGGCGCCGCGGCGCCGCAAGGCCTCTCGCGCAAGATGGCCGATGGCGGATGGCACATTCAGGCGGCATTTCAAGAGCGCGGATTGGATGTTGTCGATCCGCAAAACGCCGGCCGGCGCAAGTTTTTCTTTGTTCTGATTGAGCAGTCTCCGCCGTTTGCGCATTCCGTCTGCCGCATTCCGGAGAGCGCGATGGTGATCGGCCGCAAGCAGGTCGATCAGGCAGTTCGCATCTGGGCGTATTGCCTGAAGACTGGCGTGTGGCCATCCTATCCGCCGCAGGTTCATGAACCCGAGCTGCCGCCTTGGTACGAAAGTCAATGGCTGGCGCGCGAGATCAACGAGGCCGCAAGTGAGCGGCGGCCTAGCAATAATATGCTCACGGATTTGTCAGGAGGATAAGCAAGGTCATGGAAGTCAAGTGCCTTGAGATTCGCGACCACAACACATTCATGCCGGTGATTTGCATCAGGCCGGTGCCGGACAACCCGGCACAGTGGTACCTGCTGCGCCGGGATGGCTACCGGGGCGACGAGACGGAGCGCTGCATCGTCATGGTCAATACCCAGTGCCACGGCTGCGCCTATGATCCCTACGACTGGAACGAGCGCACCAAGCGGACGGCGCATCTTTACATCGAGCAGCACTGGGCCGAGTTGGCGGACGGCGACGTGATCGACGTCGCGTTCATTCTCGGCGAGACCGCGGCCAGGAAGGCCAGCGAACGGGAGACCTATCCAGCATGACCTGGCAAGGCTGGGCGAGGCCTGGCGTGGCGTGGCTGGGCGAGGCGGGGCAAGGCGAGGGGCCGTATGGCCATTTCAGTTTTTACAAGGCGCGGCAGGGCGTGGCAGGGCGAGGCGCGGCATGGCATGGCCCGGCGCGGCCAGGCAGGGCAGGGCGTGGCGTGGCAAGGCGAGGCAAGGGGCCGTATGGCCAATTTTGATGGGCACCCAATGAACGGCGCCGGCGGCTATGACGCGGATCGCGACGCGCTTGTTGTCAGATTGAGCACCGGCGTCGAGGCCAAGGCTGCCGCGGCCCGCGCCAACGGCGAGCGTGGCGGCCGTCCGGCCAAACGCCGCAAGGCCGCTGCCGACGTTGCCCAACGCAAGGACGTCCAAAGATGAGAAAGCGTCTGCACCCAGATGCCGTTCCGTACGCTCCAACGATCGAGCGTCTCAATCAGACATTTCTGCCGAAACCCGGCGATCTTTTCACCCATGAGCAATTGCGCGCGCTCATCCAGCCGCACAGTGAAAATCGCTACCGTGGAATACTCGCCGCGTGGAAACGGGACGTGAAGCGGCGCAGCAATTATCGCTTGTCTGGCCAAGGGCGGGCCCGTGGTATTGGGATCATGTGTTGCGACAATAATGAGAGAAGTGATTTGGCAATCAGCGATACTCGTGCCGGCTTCAAGAAAGTCAAGCGTTCGAGCAAGGAATTTAGTTATGTCGACACTACGGGGTTTACACAGGAGCAGTTAACCCGGCACAACATTAGTCAACGTTGGGCGATGGCAATTGAGGGGGTGAAGAAGACGCGAGAACCACCCACGCCCGGGCCGGCGTGGCCTGGCAATATGCGCAAGGAATGAGCATGGCCCGGCGTGGCTTGGCTGGGCGTGGCTCGGCGTGGCAAGGCGAGGCGAGGGGCCGTATGGCCATCAGTTTTACGAGGCACGGCATGGCCGGGCGAGGCGTGGCGCGGCGTGGCCAGGCCCGGCAAGGCAAGGCGGGGCCGGGCGAGGCGAGGCAAGGGGCCGTATGGCCATTTCAACAAGGCGAGGCAGGGCATGGCCAGGCAGGGCGAGGCACGGCGTGGCGAGGCTTGGCATGGCTGGGCATGGCGAGGCGAGGCGAGGCGAGGCGAGGCGAGGGGCCGTATGGCCATTTCAGTTTTTACAAGGCAAGGCATGGCTTGGCATGGCTGGGCGAGGCAAGGCGTGGCGTGGCAAGGCGAGGGGCCGTATGGCCACGAGTTTAACGAGGCGCGGCGTGGCCCGGCGTGGCTTGGCTGGGCGTGGCTGGGCACGGCAAGGCGAGGCGAGGGGCCGTATGGCCATCAGTTTTACGAGGCACGGCATGGCCGGGCATGGCACGGCATGGCCTGGCGGGGCGAGGCGAGGCGTGGCATGGCAAGGCGAGGGGCCGTATGGCCATCAGTTTAACGAGGCGCGGCGAGGCCAGGCACGGCAAGGCAAGGCAAGGCCCGGCGAGGCGAGGCAAGGGGCCGTATGGCCATTTTAGAGGGAGGAAGATATGGCACTGGTTCAGTACGCTATTACTATCACTGGAAAGCAGCCACTACTCATGCACGCCGACGACATCGAATGGTCGGATCAGATGGACAAATGGCGCCTTGACCTTGGGTTGGAGCCAAGTTCCGAAAAAAGCAAGGCGGGAGACGATCGCTCACCCGCATGGCGCTGGCTCGGCAACCTCTACCATGATCGCACTCGCATCGCGATGCCGTTGGCCAATATTATGAAAAGTCTCATGGAAGGCGGTTCGATGGTGTTGGTCCCCGGAGGTAAGGGCAACAAGACATTCAAAGCGCAGACACAAAGCGGAATACTCTACGATGAACCATATTGGCCGCTGACTATCAGCGGCAAGGAAGTTCTAGTTAAAGACCTAATGAAACTAAACAAGCAAAAGGATTTCGACATACATAAGAAAGTCGCAGAGGACCATGGTTTTAGACTGCTAGTCAAGCGGGCCAAGATTGGAACGCGCAAGCATGTTCGTGTCCGCCCAGAATTCCAGAATTGGATGATTCGCGGCACGTTAACGATCACAGACGAACAAATCACCAAAAAAGTCCTACAGGAGTTTTTTGACATGGCCGGGAAATATAAAGGGCTCGGCGATTGGCGCCCATCATCGCCGAAGGCGCCGGGCTCGTTTGGAATGTTCACCGCTGAGGTTAAACAATCGGCTGAGGTTAAATGAGTTTTCGCCCCGCAAACATCAGCGAAGCAAAGCCGCTCGTCGGGCTGTACTCGGAGAGCGGCTGCGGCAAGACATGGTCGAGCCTGTTATTGGCGCGCGGCTTCGTTGGTCCCGGGCGGATAGGCATGATCGAGACCGAGGGCGGAAGGGGCGAAGCTTTCGTCGGCCGCGCCCCCGTCGGCGACTATCTAGTACGCCCGATCCGGGACCACTTCTCGCCGCAGGAATATGGCAAGGCGATCGGCGAGGCGGAGAAGGCCGAGCTGGGCGCGCTCATCATCGACAGTGCAAGCCACGAGTGGGAAGGCACCGGGGGGGTGATTGCGCAAGCCGCCGAAGCGGCCGAGGCCGGCGCAAAAGGCGTGCTGGTCTGGCAACAGGCTAAGATCAATCACCAGCGCCATTTTATGCTCCGATTGATGCAGACGCCTATCCCGCTGGTCATCGTGTGCATGCGCGCCAAGTACCCAATGGAGCAGAAGGGCCGCGATTGGGTCCGCTCAACGGTCCTCGAGCCGAAACAAGCGAACGACATTCTTTTCGAGATGATGGTTCACGGCTGGATCGACCAGGAGCACCGTTTTCACGGCACGAAGTACACGCTGCCCGAGTTGTCCAAGATTATGCTGGACAATGAGCGGATCACGATTGAAACCGGTCAACGCCTCGCGGCGTGGGCCAAAGGAACGTCGCCGGCAACGCTCGCATCGGCGCCGTCCGAGGCGCCGTCTCCCACGCCGAGGGAGACGGCGGCCGAGGACGAAAGCGAGCGAATTATCAACCTTGACAAGGCTCTCGCCGCGGCGGCCGAAGAGGGGGAAATGGCATTGCGTGACGTCTGGAAGGGCTTTAGCAAGTCCGATCGCGAAGTCCTCAAGGCGGCGCTGGATCGCCGGCACAAGCCGCGGGCCCTGCAGGTCGACGCGGAGCGACTAAGTCAAGCTTAAGGGTCAGTTTAACGGCTTGCGTTCAGTGGTGTATGATGAGATGCCGATTTACCAATACCGGCGAATGCGCCGCCAAAATTCCCGCCGCCTGCATCTGCCAACAGGAGAGAATCACATCAGAAGAACGCAGCTGCCCGGAATGCAGCTTTCCTATGTGGCTCAACGTAGACATATGGGTCTGTAGCGAATGCAAGCATATCGAACCCGACAAGAGGGATGAATGAAGACCTGGCTGCGTCATTTCATACGAACCGCCATTTCACCTTACCTTTTCCTGAAATTCCCACCGCATCGGCGATCGGCGGGGTCAAATCAATCGCGGCGTCGTTGGTAGGCACTCGACCGTTCTGCGCCTCGTCCCCATTGGCGTATTGAGCCTCGACCATGGGGCGCTCGCCCCCGTACACATAATCAGGATCATTCGTGTTCCAGGGGCCGAGGTCCACGATTTCGGTAACGATCGAGCCGCTCGGGCCGACAATCTCAACTTTGGGCCGCGGCGTTTGCTTCCACTTGTATGGCAGGGCCACGCCTCGCGTGCTCGAGGTGATCCAATCAATGTCAGGATAGGCCGAGTCCTGTTCGTCGCTGCCGCCCCCGAACTCGGTTGCCGTGATGTTGTTGTGCCAGATGCCCGGCTCGGCTTCGTCGATCGGCGGGGTGCGCTCGTACAGCGAGGCCCAAGTCTGCGGGCCGACGATACCATCAGCGGCCAAGCCACGGGATCGCTGATAGCTGAAGACCGCATCCTCTGTGATAGGGCCAAAGTCGCCATCAACTCCGCCGGCAAATTCAGGCAACATCCGCTGACAATCCTCGACGTCGGAGCCTTCGTCGCCGCGGCCAATCTGGGATCGATCCTCAACCGGGATCGACCACGGATCATGCGGCGACGGTGGCTCTGTCTCGCCGGGCGGGGAAGATACGTCCTGGTCGGCAATCGACTCGGCAATGGCCGTGCAAATTTCCTCAAAGTGGGCCTGGAAGGCATTGCTGTCGCCCGTGTGATCGCAGAAGCAAGTCTCGATCAAGATCGATGGTTTGCTGGTGTTGTTCAGGAATGCGAGGTCCGAACGATACTTTGCTCCGCGGTTGGTGAAGGCGCCGGCAGCGCAGATCGCATCGCAGACGTGTCTGGCAATGGTCTCCTGAGTAACGTAGAGCACTTCAGTTCCGTGGGCACTGTGATCGAAGGCGTTGAAATGCACTGACACGTCGAGGTCGCGCCCACTACTTCCTAAAGCGTTATGCCAGTTTGTAATGGTATTGAGATTGGTTGATTGGCTGGTGCTGGTGTTGTCGTGGAACTTTGGGCATCCGAGCATCTGGGCGACGCGATCGACAACGCGTCGCGCCTGGTCGACTTCATCGAGCTGCGGCGGCACGGGCGATCCCCGCGCGCCGCGGATGTGCAGGCCATGCCCCGAGCTGATTGCGATCCGTCTCATAGCGTTCCTCCTCCTGGCACAACACATTTAGACAACAATTGTGACGTTTCCCTCATCAGCTCGTACTGATTTCTGAGCGACAGATCGCGGAACTCGGCGCCGCCCTTCAACGCGAAGAAGAAGAACACTAAGAGCGCGACGTTGGCGACGATCAGCGTCAACGTCGCAGGGTTGGATCGCAACGCATCGATCAGCGAGCGCGCCGTCTGGCCAGCTTCTTCGACCGGGCCCGGGTTCATCAGTGATTGCTCCACGAATATGCGCCCTGTCCAATTGTCGATCCCGTGTACTTAGTGCCAGTCGTTCCTTCTCCCCAACAAGTCGAAAACTGGCACTGCTCGCCATGTGAGGCGTTGAGGACAGTAATAAATCCGGGATGATACGACTGCCCGGTTATAGTACCCGAACTCGACCCGCTCATTGCGATCAACGTTCCGTTGATATCAGTCAACTGCACCGAATTGACCATCTGGTTGCTGACGTAGTAATCGGTGTTTGGACTCACCCCGGTCGGCAGCGTCCCACCGGAGAACCTGATAGTCATCCCATTCTGGAGACCATTCGCAGTCCAGTTGACGGTGTTTGTTCCGATGTTGAACGTCACGGTCGCGGTTGCTACGTCGAGAAACATCAGCGGCCAAACGCCAGTGATAATATACTGCGTCGGACCACCACCGTTATTCAGAGTGATCCCGAGCCCTGGATACACCCATTTGAGCGATCCTTGGTCAAGCAGAACCACCCAGCTTCCGCCTTGATAAGTCCAACCCAAGGTCGGAACGTTACCGGTCGTCAAATTCACACCATAAGAGTCAAAGTAATGCGCCGAAGAGACAAACCTCCCGGCGTTGAAGGGCAACCCACCGCCTGTGCCAACCGGGATGTTCCAATCGAGCACGCTGTAGTTCGTCATTCCGTTGATGCCGGGATAATTGCCTAGAGCGTCACGAACCGGGGCTGTACAGGTGATTGTACCTGTTCCCGCTGACGAGAAGTTAACTGCGGTCCCGCCGGGATGCAGAGCAAGTTCGATCGTGTTCGTGGCGACACTGACTGCGTAGTAAGTCGTCCCGGAGGTCACGGCTGGCGGCAGCGCCATGGTCGAGGTGCATGACACCGGAGAACCATTAGCAAGGCCGTTGGCCGTCCAGTTGACGACGCCAGGAGATGCCAAAGGCATTGTAACCGTAGCCGATGATGGCTGAAGTACGTTATACAGGCTTCCAAACATCCGCGGGGTTGTCCCTGAATGCGGCCTGTATCCGGCAAAAACAGTGTTTTCCAAGAAGCTTCTGGCATTAGTGCCTAAGTTCCATCCGCTAGCACGCCAGGGTGAAGCATCCCAAAGACCGGCGCCCATGCCAGGGGTTTGTGCGAATGGACCACCAAAATGGCCGCCACCAGCGCTTTGCCACCCCGCGGATCGACCGGAAACTCTTAGGTTAGGATTGATAAAATTCTGGGCGGCAGTCATGCCTAAGTTCGTCGTCATCTTGAACATTAAAGTGGAGTCTTCGAAATCCAGAATGATAGGGGGGACATCTTGTGTTGGATTTGAATTATCCCAATGAAAATTCCCTCCACCGCCGGCAAATCGGATGAACGGGAAACTCTGTTGACAGGAATATTGACCATTACCAGGAACTTGCCCAATGCCATAATTAAATCTGACGTCTGTAAACGTCACGCCTTTGCCTCCATTAAAGCCGCTAACGTCAGCGAGAAGCGTCGTGCAGGTTCCGTTATTCTCAATATGGAAGTCTGATGCGCTAACTTCACTGCCAGTAAATGTCGTCGCTTGCATAGCAGCATCAACGGTAGTTGCGGCTTGAATGTCCGCTTGCAATGTCGTGTTGGCAATAGTGCCAAACCCAATGTAGTTTTGCGTCCATCCCGGCAGGATTTGGAACGTGGCTGTGCCTGATACCAGGGAACCGGTCCATGATCCGGGCCACACCCAATTCGTCATCCTGAGAGGGACCATGCCATAATGTGGTGTCTGGATCATCCAGGCATTGTATATGCAATCGGCTCGATTGTTGTTGAATTGGCAATCGGTACTAAGCCCATCCAATGCAACCGTCGTAGTAAAGGTGATGTCGCTGCCGTCTCCGGTTCCGCCGGTAAGCGCAGACGTGCTGGAAATTCCAAGAGTTGCGGCTGGTGCTCCGGAGAATGAGAGATTGCCGCCAAACACGCTAACACCAGGACCGGCCGCAGAAATGATATTGTCTCGACAGGATAATGAAGGTCCTGTGATTTTATTGATATCATTCTGCGATTGAGAGATAACGATACCGCGAACACAAGAAAACGAGGTCACATTATCGAAAACATTCTCTGCCCCAAGAGCGTCTTGGTTGCAACCCGTTATGATTCCGGTATAAAAAATGCTGAGCAACACATTCTGAACTACGGTTCTGTTTGCGCCTGCCGGGCCTCCTGTAATACACACACCGCTAGAACCAGGTGGAAGCTGACCATAAAATGTCCCGGTTCCAAAATTGCAATCAGACCCACATATGCTGACGTTTGTTAATTGCTGCCCATTGTTGGAGCCCATGTAAAAGGCGGGCACCCCGTTGAACACTGGTTGCAGCGTGCATCCAAAACTATTGTTGTTTCCGATACCGGGATCGCCCCAGAATGTAGGAGACCAATTAAAGACACTCGGAGAAACGGTTGTTGGCAACCAGAATGTAGACGAATTAGGGACGCCCACACCAATGAATGGAGTATTGCCAACGTTGGCATTCTGGAGAGATATCCAAGGAATGCCGTTAAAGAGAACAACAGCGTTCAGGGCATAGGTGGTCCCAGAGTTCCAAGCCGATGACGATCCAATGCCTCGAAGGCTTGCAGGCGGGTCAAGAAACAGAGGCAAATCGTATCGGTAGGTCCCACTTGGGCAGTAGATGCTTCGCAGATTATTAGCAAAGGCATAGTCGATTGCGGCCTGGATCGCGATGCGGTTCGTGGCCGGCGCGGCACCCGCCGCGGCACCAAAGGCGCAGATGTTCACTGAAGGCACGCCTTTAACCGAGGTCGTCGTCGGCATGTCACAGGCGCCTGTGCCGCCCCCGCTCCCACCAGGCAACAGCGGGCCCAGCGTAGAGAACGGGATCGCCTGCCCCGGCCCGGCATTGGGCGGCAGCCGCCCGTAGACGGTCGACGGCGGCATGGTCGCGGGGAACTGCTGTGCCTGCGCGGCAACAGTCAGCACGGCGAACATGATGGCGAGGAGGATATGTTTCATGCCGACTATCTCCTACGGTTGGCGGCGCGGAACAACGCACTAAGGCGCATTCTCGAGGGGCATGGGCGGCGGGGCACCGCGGATGCGTCCTCGCTTGGCCTTGACGCCATCGACAAGCAGTTGATCGCTATAGGACATTTGCATCGTGCCTCGAGCCTGCTTGCGGGCAGTCGCGATATCATTGCGCAGCAGGTCATAACGCACGTAATCGGGCAGCTCTTGCCACCCCTCCATGTTGATCCTGTATGCGAGCGCCTGCTTGACCAGCAGGCCGGCCGTGCGCTGGTAGGTATCGTAAAGGTTGTCCGATAACTTGACGCCGCCGATCTCCTTGCGCGGCGCCGTTGGATAGTAGCCGACCCGATCGAGCTCCTGACGCGCGGGGTCTTCGTTGACGGGGCTCTTGCGCAGGAAATTGTGATAGCCGGGATTGTGGACGGGCTCGCCATAGAGCGGATCAATGCGCGCCGGCACCGTCTCCCGCAGCAGCGGAATTCTATATTTCATGCTGTCAATTATGCCGTTTGTCTTCCGCAGGTATGGGTCGATGAAACTCGCGTTCTGACTTAGAAAAGACGAATATGGCATAAGCGATGTCAGTTGGTACCCGACAAACCTCGCCGGGGTTTGCTTGCCACTTACAAGATCAAATATATTGCGCAGCGATTGAAATCCCACTTCGTTGCCAGGGACGTCTGCTGCAACCTTGATTGCCCCGGCCATTGCATCCGACAGTGCAGCATCATCCTTGTCGCCGCGATAGTAATGTCTTGCCACTTCACCGATGCCGATGCCCAACATCGCAACAAGGCCGGCAGGACCAAGTCGCTCGAGGCTTACCCACTGATCTCCAATCATGATCGAGTTCGGCTGCTTGCCCGTCAGCGTCCATTCATTGCGTTCTTTCCGGTCGCTCGGATAACCACCTGTTGCCTCATCCGCGAGAAATTTGTGCATGAAGTATCCCAAGATACTTGATCCGATGACCATCTTCGCCACAGCTAGGTTTTGGGCGGGCTGACCTTTCTCGCCACGCAAGGCGGCTCCAATTTCAGATTTGTCGATCATGAGATTGGCAGGAGCAAACGGAGAATATTCAACTCCCCTTTTGACAATATTGTATGGAATATGTTGAAATGGAAATATCCACTTTCCAACTGGATTGGTTTTCAAAGCATGTGCCAATTGCTCGGTCCTTTCGCCGAGCTTACCCATGAAAGCGCCGTTGTAGGCGTCATTAACTGCCCCAGTCAACGCGTCATCGGTCGGATTGTCCAGGTGGTATTGGTATCGATGCCAAAATTGATCTGCAGATGGATTTTCTTTGGCTGCAGTTTCATAAGCGATTTGTGCCTGTGACGCGCGCTCGGTCATGACCTTGAACAAGGTATGAATTAGGTTGGCGGAGCGCCCCGGAATTCCAAGAATAAGCGCCGCTTTATCAAGCTGGTTTTCATTGAATACGTTTTTCCAAAACCCCCATTCTGGCTTTATAGCCGTGGTGAAACCTGGTCCCGCTCCTTTTTGCGGAGATTCTTCACCGCGCTCGAAAAGGCGCATCTCGCTTTCCAACGGAATGCGCATGTTGGTCTTTGCCGCCTGCCAAGCCACATTCCATGCATCGGGCAATTGATGGATCATCGACATCATGCCCCACGTCGGGGCCAAGATGGAAACATTCTCGCCGCGCACTTTGCCCATCGTCGCCGACAATGATGGAGCTGCCCACCGGTCCATCACGATCGATGCCGTATTAACAACGAGATATTTGCTGTGAGTCACGATCCCTGAAATAAGTCCCTGTTGCCACATCCAATAGAACCATCCCGGGCGATCGGCTTGCTTTTGGTCTCTCACCTTCTCGAGCACTCTGGCGACTTGATCCGGCGAAAGGCCCTGCACTGATCGGGCAAGCTGCTCCTGCTCCTCGAGAGTGCGGCCCGTGCGCGCGAGCAACATAGCCGCCTTCTCTCCGCGTTCGATCCCGCCAAACCGCTTGGTCACCCGCTTCGACTTGTCGACCAGCGCCTGCAGCTCGGGCGGCAACGCTTCGGCTGGTTCCTTGACGGCCCGCGTCTTGACCATGTCGATTGCCTGTTGTTCGGCCCGATCAATCAATTTGCCGAGCACCGACTCCTGCACCTCCTTCAATTCACCGGAAGCCTTTCTTGTCTGCTCGAGCAGGTCGGCAATATCCGGTGGCAGCTCGCCCTTGCCCTTGCCTTTGACTTCCTCTTCTCCGATCTTGGCGAGCCGCCGGGCGGCATTCATCACGACGTTATGCTCAACGGGCGGCTTTGGCGCACCAGCGGCAGGCGTCTCCTCGCTTTCGACCAGTTTGATGGCTGCCGATCGAGCAGCGGCAGGATCGCCCTCGGCGAGCGCGCGACGGAATTCTGCCAGCTCGGGGTAAAGGGCTTGCGTCTTGAGGCGTCCGACGGCCTGGCGGGCCGCTTCCATCAATTCTTGCATCTTGCCGGAAGCCCCCGCCTTAACCTCGGGCGGGAGCTGATCCGCGGCGGCCACCAGTCGCTTGGCAGCGCCCATGAGGCGCCCCTTCTCTGCCGGCGGCGGGGGCGGCCCTTCTGGCGTCGGCTTCTCTGGCTTTTTTTCTTTCTCGATTAGCGCACGTGCGGCTTCGACCACGTCGCCAAGCTTGCCCTCGCCGGCCGCAAGTTTATCCAACTCGCTGCGGAAATTCTGAAGGTCTACATCCTCGCCAGCGCCGAACCGCTTCATCACCTTGCCTGCTTCGTCAACCAATCCCTGAAGCTCTGGCGATAGCGGTGCTTTCTCCGGTCGCGGCTTCCTTGCCTCGTCCACTAATTTGCTTGCCTGTGAAATCAGCTTGTCCAAACCAAGTTTCTTAGTCTTTGCCTCTTTCGGCTTTTTGCCTTGTGCGGTTGCCTTCTCGGCTTCTGCAGCTTCCTTGCCAACGGCATTGAGATTATCCTGCACGTCCTTTGCAGCGTCGACAAATGATGCCGTGCCCTGTGGAATTTCGCCGGTCACTTCCTGCTTGCGCAGCTCGCCCGTTGCCTTGGCGTGTTCCGTTTCACGCAAGAGGTCTTTCCAGGCATTCAGGGTGCGACCGCTTTCGGCCCGCAGTCCCAACGTATATTCGAGCGCATGGGCATGGCGCAGTTCGGCCTCTGTCAGCGCCGCAAGGTTCTCGATGGTTGGCTCTTTGACCTGCTTGTCGGCCGCCTCCGCAACATCCTTCGCGGTCTGGCGAAGCACCTGGATAACGGCTCTCACCTTGCCATCGCTATCGAAGTGCGTGCTGAAATGCTCGGCATCTATGTTCTCCGCCGAAATGCCAGCGGCCTCGGCGACGGCGTTGCGCGCTTCTACCGATGCCACGCCACCGCGGGCTTCCGGGAAAAAATCGTGATCGTTCGCAATCTTCTCGACAACGTCGCGAACATCATCAGGCTCATCAATTTTGTCGATCCATTCCTTGCCGTGTTTGTCGTATTTCCCCGGCTTGTGGCCTCGAGGTGTGACGCGCTCCTCGGCCGGCGTCGCGGCGCCGGACAGGCTGCGCGGCATGGCGCGTTCTGCCAGCTCCGACGGCGAGTCAGCAAACGTCGGCTCTGGAATATCCGTCTCGATCACGCCAAGCGACCGCGCTTCACTGAGCGTGATTGTGTTGTTGCGATCCTCTTGAAGTTGCCGGGCGACCAGCGCACGGCCGCGCTCTATCTCTTCATCCGTCGGCTTCTCGATCGGACCGGGCTCCGCCTTTGTAGCGTCGCCCTTCGGATATGTTTCGCGGAACAGGTCCGGTGGCACGCCGCCAGTCTGACGGGGATCACGAGAAATCCATAGAATATTTTTCTCATTTCCAAACGCTTGTATTGACGCACGATGTTGTTCTGCAGTGACCATCGCATGATTATCATCATGGTAAAGATTAGCCCCCAAATTTTGATCGACGTGCATCCGTTTCAATTCGGCATCCAATTGTTCTCTCGGCACATTAGGCAACTTTTGCCTCAAATCAGCCAAATCAACTCTCGCATTGAATTGTCCTGCTCGTTTGCCATGTGGCCCCTCCACATCAGCATATGCATCAACAATTCTGCGACGCAGTGCCATATCGGGAGCGCCGAAAGACGTAGCATCGCTTTTCGGCGGCGGTAGTCCATGCTCTGCTGTTGTTTGCTCTGAGGGGCGTGCGGCGATGCGGTTGAGATAAGCGGTATATTTTTCCTCCACCTTCTCGGCATCCATGCCGTGGAAGCGATATAGCGCGTCTTCGGCCACTTCACCGGCACCCCAGAAGGCAACCCGCAAGGCGGCTTCCCGGTCCATGCCGCCCTTCATCATGGCGTCGATCCAATATTCCTCCGTGTTCTCATGAACCGCGCCGGCCTCTCCGGTATTCAACTTGACGCCGTTCTGCTCGACAGTCTTTGGAAAGTCCTTATCGCGGTAGAGTGTTGGATTTTCCTTTGGCTCTGAACCACCCAGGCTATTGCCGATCTCGTGACTGTCATCCAGCACCGGATTGTTGATAGCCCCGTCGAGCTGCGGATGATCCAGTGTCGCGTTAACGAGCGGATCGCTGGTGCGGGCTGCAATGTTCCGCGGAATGCTTGGGGGGGCTGGCGACCCTTCCGGCAGGTCGACAGGAACTTGTCGCACCCAAGGCTTGATCGCGGCACTCATAGGCATGGACTTCACAACGAAATCGCCGCCCTTGGGAACAGCCAGCGGATGCGGCGATCCCATGAACGCCTCGGGCATGGCCGCGATATCGCGCGGCAGCCCGGCTTGCACAACTGCGGCTTGGGCTCCACGGAAAACACCCTGGAAACCACGGTTTGCCGCATCGAGCGTCGCTGCCGCGCCCAAGGCGATCGTCTCATTGAACGCCTTGAACGGGTTCCCCATCGTTTCGCCTGGCTGGCGGAACAGTCCCTTATCCTGCAGATATGCGATGCTTTCATCGGAGAGGCCAAAGCGATCTTCTCCGACGCCTTCCCTGAAGCCCTGGCCGAAAGCTTTCAGGGTTGTCCCGTGGGAATGCTTGGCGACGAAGGCAGCGGACTCGTCGTCGGCATATTGCTTCGCGCGCAGCACCACTGCGGGAGGCAGCGTGCCAAATTCTTCCTCGGGCTCTGGGACCGCCGTAAACGGCTGATTAGGATCGAAAGGCGGGGCTTCCTCACCTTCGGTAAATGGCTTCGTCGGATCGAATGGGGGCGCTTCATCTGCCATTATTGTGATCTCGGCACTTGGGGCGTCTCGTCTTTCTTTTCTTTCACGCCTTTGTATGTCCCATCAGGTTGCAACGTATAGACAAACCCGTTCTGACGGACCGTTGTCGGCTTCACGCCCGTAGCCTGCGACGCTCTTGCTTCTGGCGTGGCCCTTGTTACCGCGCCGCCGGTTTCAGGGTTCATCGTTTCTGGCCGAAGGCCATACCGCTTCTGTGCCGCCCCAACGAGCAATTGCTGCGGTGTCGGCTTGATCCCTTCCATCGCCTGATTGACCAGCGAATTCTTGTCTTCAAAGCGGAATGCGCCCGCGCGAGCATTGTCGTCCATCGCGGCATAGGCCGGCATGAACTTCTGGACAAAACTGGCATACCTCTCCGGACCGTCCGCCATAATGTGGGTGCCAAGTTTGCTTTTCACAGCATCCATCATTGCTGTGTAGTATGGGCCCCGAAACGGCTTCTCATAAAGGGCGGTGTACAGTTTAAGAAGATCGTTAAAATCTTGTTTGTTGAGCTTGCCTTCGACCTGTGCTCGCATCAACGCAATGTTTGTCGTCGGGTTCTTTGCATCGAAGAGGCCGTCATATAACGATTGTTTTGTTGCCTGATCGCTGATAGCGGCTTCTTTCCTGTTCACCTTTTGCTCGATCCAATTGATCCGCGTGCTCAACTCCGATTGGGCCTCCTTCGTCATCTGCGGAAACTGCGTATGCAGATCAAACAGAGCCTTGGTCGTGCCGGGCTTGATCGTATAATTGCCACGCTCGTCAATGCTCACATTATTCGCATAGATGTTGTTGACGGCATTGGCCACTGCATGGTCCATCGTCTTCTTATTGAAATCATCGAGGGTCTTCTGCTCAATCTTATCGCGCCGCTCGACGGCCTTCTGCGCCTTCTCAAATTGTTCAATTTCCTGGCGCTTGATGAACGGCGCATTTTCTGGATCATCGGCCAGTTTCCGCCAGTCGCCGCCCTTCATGATGACGCCAGTGATCGCGGCGTGAACCAATTCCTTTTCACCCTGGAAAGTGAAATCGGTGCCAATCTTCGAACGTTGGGCTGGCGAGAGGTTCGGCCGGTTGACGATCTCGTCGATGCTCGATCGGAACGTGCCCCGCACTGCCGGAAGGTTGGTCGGATCACCTTGCGACAATGTGTTGACGCCCGTGTTGACGGCCTTGTTGACGTCCATGTGCGCTGCGTCGGCCGCCCGGGACGCCATGTCGGCGTCCGTCTTGGTGTACATATGCGTGCGGAACGCATCGGCCCTTTGTTCCGCCCAACGCTTGCCGCGCTCGGTGATGAACCCTTCCTGAAATTTCTGCAGCGCCGGCTCAAGGTCTTGCTCGAGGTATTGCCCCCTGATCGACTCGTCCCGCGGATCGCCCTTCGCCCGTTCGTTCCACTTTTTGGACTGGTCATCGATAACGCCCATGAACAGCGGAGCGCCACGGCTGATCTCCTGTGTCTCGATATGGTGCTCGGCGACGGCCCCCAGGCCGCCGACGGCGCGGCCGATGCGACCGCCCATGGTCTGCATCGCCTCGCCGGCCTGGTTGAAGAATGCGCCAGCGCGCCGGCCGGCTGCCGCGGTTGCCTCGACGCCGATCTCCGAAGGGCGAATGCCGAGCTGCGGTGTCTTAAATTCGCTGATGTTTGGCATGGTCGTGTCCTAAAGCATGGCGACCATTGCGATTGCACTGATGCCCGCACCGATGAAATCGCCCGTCGCGGCAGTTTTCTCGGCGCCCGCGGCCATGTTCGCCGCCGCCGCCATCGTCTCATAGGATTGCGCCTGCTGCCGGTAGCCTTCTTCCTTGATGAGGCCCTGATACTGCACGACGGCTTTGGTGATGGCACCCTGGCTCGCGCTCTCGCGCAGAATGTCCATGCTCGAGCCTTTGGTGGCAAAGCCTGCGCCGGCGATGTCCGCGGTCGTTTGACCGAGAGCCTTGTTGACCTCGCGGGTTTCCTGTTGCTCCTGAATGGCCGTCGACATTTTGGTGTAGGCCGCTTCCTTGAAGGCAAACGCTGCAGCCTGCTGGTATTCCTGCGCCTCGAGCAGATCGCCCTGCGCTTTCGTCTCCGCGCCAAAGCCCGCGAAAATGTCGCTGACGGCTGTGCCACCGAAATTAAAAGCTTTGCCGAGGTCCATAGAGGCCATGTCACTTGTCCATCGTCTGTATGAACCCCGACACCGCAACAATATTCACCGGATATGGCCGCGTGACTTGCCAGCAGATCAGCGAGTCATAACCATATTGGTCCGTGAGCATGTCCCAATGGATGCCCGTGAAAGGCTGATTGACCGCGTATGGCGTATCGTCGGGAAAGCGGAAGCGGCAGGGATCGAGGAAATTGAACCGGGTGCCGACACTGAGCGCCTGCGTTCCCTCCACCTGGATCGCGTATTGATCGGTGCGCCGTTTCTTGCCGAGCGAGGGGCCCGAGCGCGCCCCCGTCTCGACCGTCGCATTCGGGCGGACCATCTGCCCTTGCGAGGTGAAGGTGAACCCTATGAGCGCAACCGGGTTAGCAGTCCACGCCGCCGCCGTGAACAGACCGCTCGCTGTTCCGCCCGATACGCCATCTCCATAAGGGACAAGCACCGATCCGCCGCCGATTGAGAAGTCACCACAGTCAAGTCCGGCTGCCCAGATTTGCACGATCTTGCCATTGAGATGCCACAAGCCGTTGATCGTGAGGCCGCCAAACGGAACTGGAGTCGCGCTAGGGGCCGTCGAACTCGGCGCGACAGCGGCGTCCAGATAAGACGCCTCCACAAGACTGTCACCCTCCTCCGCCAGGTCGGTGATGAGTTCGACATAGTTCGAATTCCCGTCGGTCGTCACCATGAACAACGTGTCGAGCGCGCCATCCGCCGAGGGCCCAACTGCGATGCTGGTGACTGTTCGTCCGCTGCCGAGCACATGCCGATGGAACGCGGAATAATTCGGCTCAATCGATGACTGCAGCCCATCCCGTTTATACGTTACTCCCCTCAACTGTCCATCGGTCGTTCTAAACCAGAGGATAGGCACGACGGCCTGTTGATAGGCCAGCTCCGCCACCGCCGGCGTCGTCAAGTGCATCGCCCATCGCGCCAAGTTGGGCCCCGAGAACTTGCCGCTGTAGACGTCGGCAAAGAACTCAATGATACGGCGACCATACCGTTGTACTGCAACAATCGTGTGATCGGTGCGGCGTGGTTCGACGTTCGCCCACCCGATGCGAGTGATCCGCCGAGCTGTAATGTTGGTCGGAGTGATAGCGCCTTGCGGCCCGAAGACGAGCCACTCGCCGGCCGGCGTGCCCATCAGCACGCCCTGCTGGTCGGGGGTCATCCCGATGATAGGATTGACCCCGTCGCTGTTCAGGACCTCCGAGATGCCCGACGACGCGAGAACGTTGCCTTGCTGGTCGGTCGGGGCGAAGTTGATTGCGTTTCCGACAATTCCATTCGATACGGAGGCATCGAACCGGTTAGCCACGACACCACCAAACCAGATGCGCCCCTCGAAATAACAGCCACAAGTCGGCCATCCTGTAGTATTGGAGTACACACCCAATCGCCACGTTCGTATAACGGAAGTATAGAGAAGCGGCGGGCCAAGTATTTCGACGGTGCAACCATTTGTCACTCCACTGGACAAGGTCGAGAGGAATTCCACTTGCGCGGTGTACCACGCTATTCCAGTAGGGTTTCCGGGGATTGTGGCCGTGAATGAAATCCACGCATACTTATACGGCGTTACTTGATCGGTCGAAATGATCGACACGGCCGATGTCTGATCCTTGCTGAGTGTTACTGTGCCCAGCACAGTGCCATTAGTGGAGTTGGCCGGCGCCGAGTTGGAGCCGTACATGGTCAAGGTGATGGTCTTTTCACCGCCGCCAGTGACGCTAATGAACCCAATATCCGCCGATGGATAGACGACCGCGCCCTGGAAGGCATGGCTCGATGGCGTGGCGGCAGAATAATTCTGCCCGACATAGGCATTAGATCGGCCTGCCCTGGCCGCGCAAGCCATATGATTTTTGTTGGTTGTGCCATCAAACGCCGCGGCAAGTCCGGCCTCGCTTGTGAAGGTGCCGAAGGGAACGGCGCCAGGGATCACACCGGGCAGAGTGTTTGATAAGGACGTGATGCGCCCCCACGTCCACAGCGCAGCGTTGGTCGCGATTTCCCAATTAGTGGTGTCGTTGCCGGGGATTTTGTTGGTGTTGCCCGCCTTGGCGGACCAATAGGTCTGCCCGCCGGGCAAGCCGCTCGGATTGTAGGAAACGATCTGACCTGCCGTGTAGGCCGTCGCGCTGTTCCAATAATCAGGCTCGGAGAACAGTCGCACCAGGCGGCCGATGTCCGTCCCGGTGAAGCCATCGCCGTCATTGATCGCGGCGTTTGCCGTTGTCGTTTCCCAGAAGCTTGGACTTGAGACGGGCGTATGGTTGACGTTCTGATCTGCAATCGATTGATAGTTGACGGATGAAGACGTGACGAAGTCGCCTACCTTGTACGCCTTGGTCGAGTCATAGGCCGGGAAGCTGATTGGCAGGTCGACAAGGCCGCTCTTGGCGCTGGGCGTAACCTGTGCGCCATTGGTGAACGGGTCGAAATACGGCCCATCATTGAAGAAGAGAGGCGCAATGGCGAATTGCGCATCGATGCCGGCGTCGGGTTGAGGCAGCGTTGGAACGGTTATGATCTGCGGCGGTGTCTGTCCCTGCAACAGGATCGACGTCGTCTCCGCCTGGACGGCCCGCAGATTTTCCCAAAGTCCCCCGATGTACGGTGTCGTCAATTCCTGAATGCGCGATACCGTCGTCCCCGCAAGCAGTGTTCCGAGGGTCGAGCCATCAATGTTTGTGCCCGTGAGCGCGTCGGCAATCGAAAAGTGCGTGCCGTCGCTAACCGTGACGATGAATTGCCGGTTCTGCAGTAGTGGCGTGCTCGAGCCGTAATTGGCGAAGGTGATGGTATCGCCGGTCGCCCAGCTCGTCCCCGAGGTCTGCACGACGGCAGGGTTTGCGGTCGAAATTGCCACAACCGTCGCCGTGTCGTTTGTGCCGGCCCATGTCGCGCCGTGACGGAACCGGATGAAGCCATCCGTGAATTCCATCATGTAGGCCGCCGTCGCCTCGAAATCGAATGTGATGTTGCGGCCTGGCAGGTTGTTCTTGGTCGTGCCGGCAAACAGCGATCCGGCCCGCCGCGTCCAGGTGCCCGTCTCTATCGGAAGCCCGTTGAGACAGAGCGCCATGCACGATCGATAATCCTGGCGATCGTAGCGGCCTTGAGCAAACTGGCTGATCTCGCCGCCGAGGAAACTGTTCTGCTGATATGATGCATCAGGCATCTGAGTCACACACGGCAGGCGATGTAATCATCAAGCCGCGCCTCGACCGGGCCCATCTCGATCGCGTTGACGGTGCGCGCATCCGTCATGAACCGCTGATATAGCTCGGCGATCGACTTGAGCTTCGTGGTGCTTTGCGTCAGCGGTTCGCAGACCTCGAGGCCGATACGCGCGGCGAGGCCTTCTGAAAACAGGTCATTGAACGTCGTGACATCGACCACATCGGCAACGAAGCGGATCATGATCGGATAGACGATCGCGCTGACGAGGTAATGCCCCTCGATTAGATAGTCGTCATAGGGCAACTGCGTCGGCGCCCCGAGATAGGAAATGCCGCCGGCCTTGGGGTCCTCAGACGCCCGCCGCAGGAAGCCCGCCGGCAGGCGGAAGATGTTCCGCGTCTGCGTCTGCGTCGTCGGGCCAGTGCCCAGGGGATAGACGATATTGAAGCGGATGAGCGTCACGCCAAACGGGAACGACGCGCCGCCGATCTGCATCCATTGCGGGTTGCCGGGCCCCTGCGTGAACGTGGCACTCCACTGGCTCGGCGAGGTCGATGGATTGTTGCCGAGGTTGAGGTCGACCAGGCTCATATAGACGGTGCCGCCCGTGACGGCGACCCAGAAGGTGGGCGACGAGGTGGGGAAGTTGCCGGTGTTGTTTGGCAGCAGCGAGAGATACTCCACCCCGTTGAACATGACGAAGTCGCCGACGACGTAGGTGTGGACGATATTCCACTCGGCGACCGGCGTGCTCAGGACCACGGGCGGCTGGTTGGTGGCCGGGACCATCAAGGACTGAATGACCGCCACGGGCATCAGCGCCCAGAAGGCCGGGTTGGCGGAGGGGGGATGATTGACATTGCCCGCGACCAGCGACGCATAGCGGTTGCCGTCAGTGTAGAGGACGCCCGCGCCAGCCGCGTAGGTCGTCGCGTTTGACCAAGCGGAGTAAACCTGCACGACGTCATTGGTGTTGTAGGTCGTCGTGCTCGCCCACTGGTTCGGCAGCGACGGGTCCAGCGCATTGGCGTTGACGCGCGAGAGGTAGACGTTGTTCGTGCCGTCGCCTGCCATCGTGTAGACGAGCTCGCCGGCATAATACGCTTGCGTCGGATCGTAGAGCGGTACGGACATGGGCCCGAAATACGGCTCCCAGGCGTCCCAGATAATGCCGGGCTGATTGTTGAGGTTGTTCGGTTGCCGCGAAATCCAGAGCGTACCGACGGAGTCCGCCACGATGCTGCCAACGAAGTAGGTGGCGCTGACGGACCATAGCGACGGATCGAGCAGCATCGTGTTGCTGTCGAGCGCCCGGAGGACGGCCCGGCGAGTCGCAAAGGTCCACAGGTTGCGCTGCAGCTCCGCCCGCCGAAGCTTGCCATAGCAAAAACTGGTCTGGCGAGCCGCTTTGCTTGGTTCGGCAAAGCCTTGTTGACCGATCATCTCGGCGCCGACGTGCTGCAGGCCCCGATTGGCGATGTCTACAGGGGAGAGAAATTCGGGCATGGTTCCATATCTGACACCTCAGAAGATGAAACAACGCACTAACTATCACTCGTTGGATTGAGTGGGCTCCCGATCGACATGCCCATTGTGGTGAAGAACTGCGGTTCATGCAGCCCGCCGGTAACGGGCGGCGGGGCAGGCACCGGCACCGCGGGGCTCTGCGAGAAGAAGCGGAGGTTCATCGGATATTCGGGTCCGATCGGGGGCAGGTCGGTAACGATGCGGCCCGGCGGGAAAGCGTCTTGTCCAACGAGGTTCGGATTGTAGGACGCCATGAAGGTCCGGTTTTCCGGCTGCTTGGCGATCGTCGGCAGCGGCCAATCCATCTGCCGGTTGGGAAGCCGGTCCTGGCCGACAAGTTCCGGCGGGAAGGTCGCGGTGAAGGTGCGGTTCTGGTTGGGGTGCTCGAAGGCTCGAGGCGGCAGGTCGTAGGCGCGATAACCGGCCGGCAGCCGATCCTGGCCGACGAGCGGCAGCGGGAACACGGCGATGAAACTGCGGTCGGGCTGTCCGCCAGGGCGGGGCAGCGGCCAGTCGTACTGCGCAAACGGGGTCTGTGGCGCCACGCCGAGCGGCAGGTTGAGCGGCGAGTTCCAGGTCTGAAGGATGCGGTCGAAGTCCCGCGGTGGCAGATCGGTGATCCGCTGGCCGGGCGGGAAGGCATCTTGCGCAATGAGGTTTGGATTGTACTGCCACGTCCAGGTGCGGTTCTGCGTCGGATAGGGCGGCCCGATCGGCGCCAACTCGAAGACGCGGGCACCCGGCGGGAACCGATCCTGCCCGATGAGGTCAAGCGAATAGGTGAACGTCCATGTCCGGGTCGCCGGCTCGGGATAGGCTCGAGGCGGTAGGTCCGTGAACGGCTTGCCAGGGGGCATGACATCCTGGCCGATCAGCGTCCGCGAGAACGTGGCCGTAAAGGCGCGATCGGGCTCCGTCAGCGGGCGCGGCAGCGGCCAGTCGTACTGATTGTGCGGCGACGGTGGAACGACGGTAACGAGCGCCAGGTTTAGCGGCGCAATCCACGTTTGCAGGATGCGCGAGTAGTCGGCCGGCGGCAGGTCGGTTGACCGGACACCGACGGGCAGCTTGTCCTGGCCGATGAGGTTTGGATTGTACTGCCACGTCCAGGTCTTGGCCGGCTGCAGATAGTCGCGCGGCGGCAGGTCGGTGAGCTGCTCGCCGGCTGGGACAAATAGGTCGAGGTTGTAGCTGAAAATCCAGGTGCGTGTGGCGGGCTCGGGGAAGGCCCGCGGCGGCAGGTCCGTGAGTTGCTTGCCCGTCGGCAGTCGGTCCTGCCCAACGAGGTTCGGATTGTATTGCCACGTCCAGGTGATTGCCCGGAGCGGCAGCGCGAGCCGCGGCGTCGGCCAGTCGTTCTGCGAGAACGGCATGACCGTGACGGCAGGAGGTTGCCGCCCAAACCAAGTTTGGCCGAGATACGGCTGGTCGGGCAGGCGATCGTAGATGCGATCGCCGACAGGCAGGGCATCCTGCCCGACGAGGTTGAGGTTGTACTGCCACGTCCAGGTGCGGGTTGCCGGTTCGGGGTATGGGCGCGGCGGCAGGTCCGTAACCTGCTCGCCGACAGTCATGGCATCCTTGCCGACGAGATTGCGATTGTAGGACCACGTCCAGGTCCGCAAATCTTGCGGGCGCTGGTAATCGCGTGGCGGCAGATCGGTGAGTTGCTCGCCGGCGGGCAGCCGATCCTGCCCGATCAAATTGAGGTTGTAGCTCCACGTCCAGGTGATTGCCCGGAGCGGCAGCGCGAGCCGCGGCGTCGGCCAGTCGTTCTGCGAGAACGGCATGACCGTGACGACCGGCGGCCGAGCTCCGATCCACGTCTGGCCGGGATAGGGTTGATCGGGCAAGCGATCGTAGATGCGGTCGCCGGCCGGCAGGACGTCCTGGCCAATCAGGTTGACGTTGTATTGCCAGGTCCATGTGCGGGTCGCGGGTTCTGGATAGGCTCGAGGCGGAAGGTCTGTCAGTTGCTCGCCGGCAACCATTGCGTCCTTGCCGACGAGATTGCGGTTATATGACCACGTCCAAGTGCGTAAATCCTGCGGACGCTGATAATCGCGCGGCGGAAGGTCCGTTATCTGTTCGCCGGCAGGTAGACGATCCTGCCCAATGAGATTGAGATTGTACGACCACGTCCAGGTCCGCGTGGCCGGCTCGGGATAGGCTCGAGGCGTCGGCCAATCATCCTGGCTGAAGGGCGCCGCGACGACGATGAGGTTGAAGTTGAACGACCACGTCCAGGTGCGGGTTGCGGGGTCGGGGTACGCGCGCGGCGGCAGATCGTAGATTGCTTCGCCTGGCGGGAAACGATCCTTGCCGATCAGGTTTGGATTGTACTGCCACGTCCAAGTACGCAGATCGGTCGAGCGCAGATCAATCTGCCAATTGACGCTTTTCTGCGGAAGATCGTAGAGAGCGTCGCCCGGCATAACGCCAGGCGGTAGCTTGTCCTTTCCAATCAGGTTGATGTTGTAGGACCACGTCCACGTTCGCCAATTGGCAAACGAGTCCTGCGGCAACCAGTAGGTTATTAATGGGCCGCGAAAGATGTCGACCATGGCTTACAACAATATCTGAGCGTGCAACGTCGGCGGAACGGGGAAATAGGTGATGGCGATCAGGCCGCTTCCGCCTGTGCCGCCGGTAACGGTCGAACCCGTACCTCGGCAAGCACCGCCACTGCCACCGCCGCCGCCGTAGTTTCCGCCATTTCCGCCGACGGAGGTAACGTTGGCTGTTGCGCTGGTACCGCCACCACCGCCACCACCACCGCCCACGCCCGCAGTTACACCATTGTTCGCACCGCCAGAATTATCGGTCCAATTGGTCACATTGCCAAGCGGGCCGCCATTAGCGCCGCTGAGAATATCGCCGGCTGTCGCACTGGCCTCGCCGAAACCGCCGCCGCCACCGCCACCGACCGTCCCGGCAGTAGCATTTCCAGTATTGGCGGTCGATCCCGTGCCATGTCCCGTTCCGCTGGTACCATCACCGCCGTCGCCGCCGGGAAACGTGATCGCAGGCGTCACGCCAATAGTCGATAAACCACCATTCGAGCCGCCGCCGCCAGCGCCGCCGACCTGATTGGCTGCCTGCCAAAATCCTCCAGCCTTTCCAGCGCCGGTCGGGCCAGCAGCACCGCCGCCGCCGGCCCCGGTAAAGTTGTGGGAGGCGGCGGCTATCGGACCAGCCCCGCCGCTAAACCCCGTTGCGGTATAGGTGACCGGGCTAGGCGAGCCATTCGTCGAGGGCGCACCGCCAAGACCACC